GAGGCGGTGGAAAGACTGATGCTGCACTACAGTGGCTACTCTACGATATAAACAACCCTCACTTAAGACAACTCGTAATCAGACGTAACACAACAGACCTGGCTGACTTCGTGGATAGAGCTAAGACCAAATATATGCCAATGGGTGCCAAGTTCACAGGCAACCCTACAACAATCACATTCAAGTCTGGAGCAGTTATCTACACTGGACACCTAGCAACACCTGATGCCTTCACCAAGTACCAAGGATGGGAAATACACCGTCTACTCATGGAAGAGGTAACTCACATACCCACTGAAGCATTATATGAGAAGCTGTTAGGTTCAGTACGTTCTACAGTAGCAAACATTAAGACACAGGTATTCTTAACAACTAATCCAGGAGGACAGGGGCATGAGTGGGTCAAAGAGAGATTTCGTATCGACAGTGAGGAACACGCCATTAAGTTTGAAGCCGATGGTCGTACGCGTATATACATACCAGCCACTATCAGAGACAATGCCCACCTTATGGAAGCAGACCCTGGTTACTTCAAATACCTGCAAAACCTTCCTGATGGACTCAGACAACAGTGGTTGGATGGAAGCTGGGACGACTTCGATGTTGAAGGCTCTTACTATACGAAGATGATAAACAATGCAGCCAAGGATGGACGTATCTGCAAGGTGCCTATAGAACCAGCACTCAGGACTTTCACTTACTGGGATGTGGGCATGAAGGATGCAACAAGTATCTGGATAATGCAAGCATATAAGAATGAGATAAGAGCTATAGCATACTATGAGAACAACAATGAGGGTCTCATGCACTACATCAACTGGCTACATGACTTTAGAGACAAGCATGGTATCACATTCACAGGTCATTACTTCCCTCATGATATAGAAGTTAGAGAGATGTCCACTGGTAAGTCGAGAAGCACGTTTTTAAGGACTAAAGGCATATCACCTATACTTGTACCTTCTAAAGGACTAATGGACGGTATAGAAGCAGCTAGGAACATAATCCCACAAGTATGGTTTGATGCTGAGAGATGTAAGGATGGTATCAAGGCACTTAAGAACTACCGTAAAGAGTTCGATGAGAAGCGTAACATCTTCAAGGACCAGCCACTACACGACTGGAGTTCACACGGAGCAGATGCCTTCAGGTACTTTGCGATAGCATGGACTAAGAACAGAGCCACAGGTGAAGGAGTTAAGTCATGGAGGTACTAAATGAAAGTAGTTGACTATGTAGAGATGGATAAGCACGATAAGCAGACCATCTATGAGGCTTACTCTATAGAAGCTGCACAACGTAAGTACCTGAACAAATTACTCAACAAAGAACGCAAGGAGGTAGCACGTATGAGATTTCAGAGTCAAGCATGGCAGGACCTATGGTTAGAGCAGGACATCAGAGCCAACGTAAAGATAGAGGGTGATATGGATGAGGCTATCGACTACTACTTTGGACATCCAGACAGACAGGTCTTCTTCACACCTAACAACGGATACTATGCTATGACAGATGAGGGTGAGTATCTGTCTATCATATTTGCCAACTACAACCACAAGAAGTGGAGAGAAGAACTCAAGGATATGAGTGACCTTATCAAGGTGATAGCAGGTGCTACTAATAAACCTATCATGTATACTGGTGTCAATAACGTACTCAGGAACCACTCAGTAGAGGTAGAACCTGGTTTATATCAGCTTAAGTTATGACTTGATATAATTGGGCATTAAAACTTTTCAAATGCAGATACGCTCTCACGGGTCCTGACTAAAACTCAAGGAAATACAATGCATATAAAAATGCTAAACGATGAGGCGTATACGATTTTAGGATGTGGCATCTTTAGTCACAACACAAACTCTTACTTGTCTCCAGACAATAGAGGTAGATACCAACTCTTTGGCAAAGTTATGACCTTGTCTTTCTGGGTTGAGTTATTTGGTCTTGGCGATATTATGAAGCATAGATATACATTGTGTTCTGATGGTTCAATACATGGTCTGTATGGCAAAGAGATGGATGGTTCAAGGGCTGCTATTGTTGCAGGATATTCTCCTAAGGCAGCCAAAGAGCAAGCATCACGTCTGCTAACAAAAGCTAACATTGTCGATAGAATTAGTCAACTTAAGAAAGATACAGCTAAAGAGTTCAAGTTAACTAAGGAGTTTGTTATCAATGGAATACTTGAGATAGCCAAAGATGGTGAGCAGGAGAACAACCGTATCAAGGCCTATGATATGCTTGGTAAGATAGCAGGAGTTTATGAAGAGGACAACTCTCAACAAGGAAGCACTCAGATAGTCAACTACTATGCACCACAGAAGGATGATAAGAAGTGACCACTTTGACATATCCTCCTAATTACTGTATAGTGTGCCTATGAAAAGAGACAGAACAAAAGAGCACGCAGTAAGACAGCATAGACGTAAGACAGACTCATTGTTTGTTGCTAAGGAAATATTCGACAAGCAGCGTACAAGAGCCAAGACGCATAACTACAAAACTGTAGAATATACTCGTGAAGAGTTTTTGTATTGGTTGTTCTCAACACACTACGAAGAACTGTTTGAATCTTGGGTGCTGTCTGGTAACAAGAAAGAACTTAAGCCTTCAGTAGATATGATAGATGCCTCAAAAGGTTATTCTTTATGTAATGTACAAGTTATGACGTGGGCAGAGAATAATGCTAAAGGTAAGAACGAGAACCCTACAACAAAAGCAGTACTTCAGTTCACTAAAGATGGTGAATTTATTCGTGAGTGGGACAGTGCAATATCAGCTTCAAGAGCATTAGCACCTCACCTAAAACACCACAATAAATCAAAGATATACAATGTGCTTAATGGACACAAGCACTATAACACTTTCCATGGCTACAGATTCCAATACAAGGAGGGCCTTCAATGACGTGGTATCCAACACCAAAACAAGAGTTAGCATTACAGACAACAGCTGACGAAGTATTATTTGGAGGCAGTCGGAGGCGGTGGAAAGACTGATGCTGCACTACAGTGGCTACTCTACGATATAAACAACCCTCACTTAAGACAACTCGTAATCAG